AACATTTTGTGTCCTCCTTATCTTTCTCGCAGAATCCTCTGTGTTCATGCACTGAATACTCGATTCCGCAACTCTGTTTCATGTATGTGAGTTTTTCTCCTGTCAGTTCGCATTTATGTTTTCTTTCGTTCAGATGCTTACAGGTCCCGTCACAGTAGCTCATTTTTCGCCCTCCTTATTCGATAAAATTTGTTCCGCACTGGAAATGATAACTAATGTGTCCGTTATACTTACTTACATTTGCCATTACCTTTCTACCGCATGAAAAACACGTTACCTCTTTTGTCAGCGGCTTTTCGTATTCTTCTACTTCTTTATCTTGAATAAACCTCTGACCGCACCAGTGGCACTGCTTAGTGCTGTACGGCATCTCTCCACAAATAGGACATTCTGGAATTATTCCGTAACCATCATTTATGATTGGGAGTTTTATCGGCTCTCGCTTTGAATAGATATTCCAGAGTTCTTTTCTGCGGTTTTCTCCGTCTTGCTCTATTAAAGCCTTGTACTTCTCTTCCTCTTCTTTGTCCCAGTAAATGACACAGGCTTTGTCTTCTGGTGAAATGTCTTTGGTGTACGGCTGTGTCGTGCAATGATAGCCTGTTTCGCCCTTCCTTTTTCTTGACTGACATCTCATGCAGCCACCGCATTTTTTATCCATCAATTCTTCTGGATAAATGCTTGTGCTGGAACGTCTTTCTCTTTCTGGCATTCCGTCACTGAATTTAATTTCACTCATTATTTACCCTCCTTTTTCAACATCGGAAATAGCCATCCGGTCTTTTCGTTCAATGCAATCCAATAAAAATTTAGCTCTGATAATTGGTACTCTTTATTGCATCTTTCACAGGTGAATCCTTTCGTTTTACTGTATTGCCCTATAATTCCACCGCATCCACATCTACAGTGTTTATAATCTATTTCCATCCTCACTTACGCTCCAAATCTTCTGACCAATTCTTTATTCAAAACTGGAATCCGTACATCTGTTTCAGATTCCAACTCTTCAACCATGCTCATAAAACTTCTTTCTCCACGGTTCGCTTGTCCCACAAACTCATTTGCACAATTGATTACGTCTAAAAGCCTTTTGGTTGAAAATCCATGCAGTTTTCTTAATGCCAGCATCATAGTTACGGAATTGATCGTATTCGCCCAGTCATCACCAGCATTGAATCCATCGTTATAGGCTTGATCTTGCATGATTTCCAACTCTTTACGTGAATTTTGCATGGCTCTGGCGAATGCCTGTGACATTTGGTTATCGCATTCCAACACCCTATTTTTCTTTGGTGCTTTCATCTTTAATTTGCTTCCCATATTTTTTCCTTTCGTATCTGTATTCCGTCAAACGGTATGCTCTTGATACTCCCGGATGTTCTGTGGCAATCAGAGAATCCATCTCCAATTGCCGCATATGTCTCTGTACGGTACACTTTGTGAGGTCTGTTCCATCCATGATTTCTTCATAAGAAGGCATATATCCGTGTTTCTCAAAATACTTGACAAGAAATCCGTAAATATCATTTCTAGCAGATTGCCCCTCATTATATTTCCTCTGACGGTAATTCATAGGCAAAACGGATTTTCTTCCGCAGTATTGCTTTTTTCTGCACGCATTTTATTTAATCTTTCCGCAGCTTTCTTTTTCGCTTCATCGGAATATTTTCTTGGTGGATTGATTTTAATGTAGGAATATGGCAAGTGAGCGAAAATAGATCCATCATTATTTCTGGCAAGAATTTTCACATCATCTGGAAATTTCTTTTCTAATTCCTCACATCTGTTCTTCCAGGAACTCCCATTCTTAGCAGTAAGCCCTACATAATCTCTTCCTGGAATCCATTCAATTACGCATTCGTTTGTGTTTTCTGACACAAAACTCACCTCTATTCATTTTTTATTTTTTATCTTTTGAATTTAGCCAGTAGAACTACTGGTGTGTTAGAATCAGTGATATTTTTCTTCGTTAAGTAAGTCATTGAATTTTTCCAACGCCTTAATAGATACTTTGTTATTTGCTTTTTCTGGTCTGATTGATACATTTAAGTGAGTATCAATGATGTGTTTTAGTTCTCTTGCAAGGGTTATTTTCCCCTGTTGGATTCCATCTCTATATCCTTTTGCCGGCCGAAATTCATTGATTTTTTCTTTCCCTTCCCCTTGGCTCCCAGAGGTTTTATTATATCTGCATTGATATCCTTTTTTGGTATACTCTAATATCCAGTATTGTTCCATTTTATCAAGCTGTTCTACTGGATAATGGATAAAATTTATTTTCCACCCATACGGATTTTCTTCGCTGTAAAACCCTCTTTTCTTTATTGATAAATCAATGTGCTGATACCCAGTAAGGTGTGAGCACATCCTCTGAATTATATGTACTGCCTGACCTATATAAAAGTATGGTATTTCGTTTTCATCAGTTCTGGTTAGAAAATATATTCCGCTCCCATCATCAAGCTTCGGATTGATTTTTAGAAGCCTTTTTCGGTTCGTTGCTTCAATAGCTTTTGCCTGCCTAAGTTTTTTATAATCCAACCGGAATCACCCTTTTTCAATCTGGTCAATGAGTTTCTTGCATTCATCTTTAACATAGGCAAGTGAACGAATTTTGCAATCTGGATCTTTATTTAATTCTCGCCAGCAATCTCCCATTATTTTAAGCATTTTTTTGAAGTCTGGTTCTTCTCCGAAATACTGTTCTGCTGTCTCAATATCATAACCATCGAAACAATGAGCACAGTCAAATCCAATCCACCATGTATCATCATCGTCACAATCGTGTAGAAATGGTTCTGAATAAGTAACTCCACCATGGCAGTCAAGATAATATAAATCATCAACACTTTTCTTTGCTAGCTTATGGCTGTTAGGTATTCCAACGTATCCGCATCTGTATGCTCCCGGCATGAACAGGACTACACATTGGTAACCTTTATACTCGAATTTAGTTTCTAAAACTGGTTCCATTTATTTATCACTCCTCCCTAACTAAACGGAAATTCATCTTCCATACCGCCTAAATCCGGAACATCCATGAAGCTAGGCTCTGGCGGCGGTACTGGTCGTGTATCTGTTTCCTGTGTTTGTGGTGACTGGCTCTTTCTTTCTGCAAATTCATGTTCTGCAACAAGACAATCATTTGAGTAAACTTTTTCGCCATTTTTGTTCGTATAGTTTCCAGTCTGCCATTCTCCACGCACATTTACTTTCGTGCCTTTTTTAAGATATTTTTCTACGAATTCTGCATTTTTTCCAAGACATACGCAAGTGATAAAGTCAGATTTTCTTTCCGTGTTCTTTTTTACTCTTCTCTCTACAGCCAAAATATATCTTGCAATTTTTGTGTCATTCGTTCCCATTCTGATATCTGGATCAGCAGTTAATCTTCCAGAAAGAATAACAATATTCACAATTTATCACCTCTCAATCTGAATGTCGCATCTGATAAGTGCATGTTTGATTTTCTTTGTATTCCCTGTTACAATTTCTTCTTTCCCGATAACAAAGGAAATATCATCTTCTGTTACGTCAAATCCTTTTGTCTTGATGTGCTCAACAAGGATTTCTTTGATTTCCTCTGCACAAATTCCGATTGTAATTTCCAATGGTGTTACCTCCCTGGTTTGTAAGCTGGTGGCATTGGCTGCCATGCAATGACTGGGTAATATGCAAAGCCATATGCCTCTACGCTTCCCCATTTACCGTTCCCTAAATATGTAAGACTTGTTGGAAGAACAGCTCCCTTAATTGTAACCGCATATTCTTTCCAATCTCCCTGTGGTTCTTCCTTGTTTGGTTCTGGCGGTAACTTTAAATCTGTTGGAATCCACATATCCGCAGAGCTGTAGGAACAAATCAGTTCTTCAACTTTCTTGATTGCATCATTCCAGCCTTTGTCGTACTTGCATTCCTGTTCAGAAGGTTCTGACTTTTTCAGTTTATCAAGTGTTTTTAAGAAGATTTTCATTAATAAT